CATATATTATCATCGAGAAATTCTCTGATTATCAGAAATGAAGAAATTAAACTAAGCCAGATAAAAATTATTATTGTCATGTTTTTTCCTTTCTTTCATGTAATTTTGCAATAACCTTCATTGCTGAATTTAGAGCAGTTGATTTTACTTTGCTTGCTTGATTTGCAAGTCTTAATTGTCTGCGTATCTTTCGGATATAACGGTCCTTTTTGTTCATTTTAGTTTTCCTTAAAGCTTAAAAAAATTCCGAATAGCTTTTTTCCTACGATCAAGGTATATAGAAATATCTGATATCTCCAATGAATCAAGGATATCTTCTATTGATATTTCAATAACCTTATTATTTAGGTCTTCTGTTACATATAACTTATCTTTTACTCGATGGTCTTTTATTATTCTAAGTTCCTTCATTCGTTTGTCCCTTCTTTATGTGTTAGGTACAAAATCTTTACATTGATTTTTTTTCATAGCTGGCATTCTTGGATCATAGAGAGTACAAACTATGCAATATTTTCCTAAAATATTTCTAAAGAAGTCTTCCAGAGGTAGCATTTGATTTTCTCTATTATAAACAAAGAAAAGACATTTGAAACATAATGATTTTTTAACTTCCTTCATTTAGTCCTCCTTCAACATCTCAAATCTAACATCACAATCAGCGTAGTCTGTGTCTGGTTCCCAGAAATGATAAAAACAATCACACTCTGGATCTTGGCTGTTACAGCGGATTTCAAGACCGTCGAGAACACGTCCGACAAACTCTTGATCTGAACCAGAGATTTCATAAACATCCTGATAATGCAATGAATCGTATGTACAAATCCGCTTGCAACCTTTCCATAGGTCTATCTCTGCACTATAGATTATCTTTCCGGATTCGATTTTGTAACTATCACGTTCCGGATCTTCCCAGGAACAGCGCAAATTCAAAACTTTCGAGACTTGCTCTGGTTCTGGCAAAGTCAAACACGGATAAGTGCTCCAAATTCTGACATAGTTGAAACAGCTTAGATTCAATGTCTGCCATGATAATTCCGGAAATACTTTGCTTAGTATGTTTTCAATTTCAATTAAAGCTATTGCTGGGATTTGGTTTGGACATTTCATTTATTTACTCTCCTTTAGCGTTCAGAAAAGCCTTTTGTTATCGCTTGCACAATAGCTTCTCCAATGTAATCTGCGTTTGCGTTTAATTCTTTTGCATAATCTCGGTTTTTGATAGCTTGCAGCACAAGTCCGTCAATAAGATGTTTGTATTTTTCAACTGCTTTTTTTACTTCGAGATATGCTACAGAGTCTTCTAAACCCCATGCATTTTTTTTGCGGAATAAACTATATGATGATGGATCTTTGATTATATCTTTAACTGATATTTGAATCATATGAATATCTTCTGCTGTAAGAGCACTATTTAATAACTTTTCAGCAGCTGCATAAGCCATGTTAGACAATACTCGTTCTTTATGATTGTCGTTTCCGGAACCTCTAAGAGTTTCTTTGATGTATTCTATACAGAGTTCTTTTTTTTCTTCTTCTGATACATAATCATCAATGTTTATTTCAATTGTTTGGTTCATTTATTTACCCTCCTTTAAAGTTTGTCAAATTGATTTTGTAAACAATTTAATTCGTAAGTTAAAACTTCAATTACGCTATGCCGCAATTGCCGAACAAACCTTACATCATCAGTAAGTGTTGCTCTGACAGAACCATTACCGTATACAATTTCGATCCAGCAATCTTGACAATTGCCGCTGTTTGAGTTGAAATAACTAGTATTTAACTCTTTAAGCTGATCTGTAAGTTTTACGATGTTAGTTCTTAATTTTTCAATTTCTTTAAATCTTTCTTCTGTCATGATTTTAGTTCTCCTTCTGATCAACACGAAAACCACATGGGCATATAGATTGAATATTATATACCAATCCACCACATCCAGGACATGTACCATAAGCCATTTCAATAGAATCAACATCAGTTTCTTCAACAACCCCATGAGCCGGTTCGTTATCGATTATCTCAAAGTTAACATCAAGCACGTTATAACAAGCATCAAAAAATTCATCAAGTGATGAACTGGATGCTATTTCTCGTGTATAAGCCATCATTTGATATTTGATTATTTTTGCAATTTGAGTTAACTTTTCGCGTTCAACCCCATCGGTGAGATTTGCAAGCTGAATCAATTCTGGAGTTTGTTTGTGTTCTGGATATGATGCGTCGAAAAAATTTTCTACCGTATCATAATCATGTCGGTTTTCTATCTGTTCTTCGAGGTTTTTTTCAAGATCCTTAAACTCTTGTTTGTTAATTTTAATTGTCATTTGTTTCTCCCTTATCTTGATTTTTTCCAACCCTTATTTTTCATGGGATGTTTTGTTGATTTTCCGGTCTTTCGAGTCAAGACCGGATTATATTTTGCAGTCGATACACCTACAAACAATAACCTTTCCATGTAGTCAGCTTGCTTGTCAGCGAAAAACTGTTTTATGTTTCTAAATACTACGCCCTGTCCGCGATCATAACGATTAAAATTCAACCAGAACCCATCGGAAATTATAGACCATATGTCGTACATTATTCCTTTCCTTTCTCTGCTCTTTTATTCCATTTCTTAGCCATTCTATCGCTTACAATCCAGGTTTTTGATCCTCTGTTTATTTCAAAAATTATACAATCATCCTTGTGCATTATAAAATAATCACCATCCCAAAATTCCGGTTTAACCCCACAAAACGGGCATGATTTAATTTGTTTGATTTTAACTGACATTTTTTATTCTCCTTTGTTGTATCAGATTCCTGAGATATAATCTTGTTGATTATGTTCTCAGCTGCGTTATGTCCATTATCTCTATTGTAGAGACGCGTATCTAATTCGGTCTCTTTGCTTAGATCAATTTTCATAACTCTGCCCTTTACATAATCGAAATATGTCTGACCAGAATCTAACATCGATTGTGCTTCTTTTGTAGACATATCACCCGAGATAAAATGAATAAACCCCATTCCCTGTACTTTGGCATTATTATATAACGCCGATAAAATTTTTGCTTTGCTAATTCCTTTTATGTTCATGTTTATTTTCCTTTCTTACTCATTGAGATTTATTTCAACCAATAGTTCTTCTATAACCATTTTAGGCAGTTTTATTTCCCGTTCGTATAATCGTCCACAATTATCACATATCCATAAATCCCTATGGCCATAAATACCATTTTCAAGAGTTAGTATTTGTGCTGAATGAAACCAATCTCCACCACATGAACAATGGTGGAGATTCATTACTGAATTTTTCTCAAACCGTAAATTTGCTTTGTCGTTATTTGACATATTTTGCTCTCCTTACCCTTAACCCTGGGTGCTAGGTAATCTTCTCCAGTATAATACTTTTTGCCCAATCCAATCATAGCTATGTTCCTTTGAGAAAAACAAAGAATGATATGGAAACAAGCGACGTGCTCTTCTTATTTCTTGAATATGATAAAGCTTTACTTCTACAACTTCATGTAGCGGAGGTAATTCTTTATTCACATGTATCCATTTATTGCGCGAGTGCTTCTTCATACGCCTCTCTTGCTTCGGATTCGTTGTCAAAATAATCAATATACTCATCAAAATTATTGCCACTGGTTTTTGTATCGCTTAGTTTGATAGGTACTTGATTTATATACGCTTTTGTTTTACCAGAATCAAAAAATTGTGTTATTACTTGCCATGCCATAATTTTACTCTCCTTATTTCTCGAAACCTCATCAGTGATGGCAACACCATCAGAATAGCAGAGAGAAACTTTACTCTGCTATTTTCGGTTTGGTTAGTTAGCTGCAAATCTAAAATGATTTTAAATCTCGTTTTTTGCAGTTTTCTTGTTTGAAAGTACGCAAGATGATGTTATTGTCTTGGCAGTAACTCCAAAGTGCAGGTTTGGCATCAATTGGAATCTCTTCTTCTTGTTTCAGTAATACCAATGCCATATCTTTGTAATGATCTCCATACCCGTATTGGTATGCCATTTTGTATTCTCTTTCTGATTTCATGCCAAAATTGACAGTCACAACACCGGCAAAATACGAATTCCCGTTGGCCTTGTCAAACCATTCTTTTACGTTAACATCGATGGTTTTGATTTTTGGTTTTTTACTCATTTGTTTTGTTCCTTTATATTTGTTATCATGTTGTTTTCCTAACCATTCAACATAACAATCTTCACAAACTGTTTCATTTTCGTTTTCTCTGTAATATGAATCTTTTGTTTCTTCGTGACATTGTTCACATTTCATATATTATCTCCTTGTTATTCGTTTTAGCCACTAAACCCCATAAAGAGTCTAGTAATTTTGTATAATAAAACCTTCGCTTCCAGGTATTGGAATTACAATTGTATGATTGTTCAGATCACCCATGGTTTCGATGTCGGTATAGTTTTGCTGCAGTTCTTCAAGATTGTTGTATTCAGTGTACGTACAACACAACGCAATAACATCGAGAGTTATTTCTTCTTCTGCCTCAAACTCGTCGAGATAATCAAAAAGTGCTCTCAACCCATCGGGAGAGAAATTTTCCAACCTGTCGTAGTCTGAAAATGCTTTTACAAATTCAATATAATTTACATCTTGTTTCATTTTGTTTTACTCCTTATTTGGTTATATTTCATACCCGTATCTAACGAGTAAGATTGCTTTTTCAATATCTGATAAATCTATACCATTAACAGAACTATACATTAACATATTTTTTGCTGCATTCTTCACCCGCATTGATTTCCAGTTATTGTTCACATCTGTCATGGATACATTGTATTTGTTTAAGACATCAGATATTGTCATGTTTTATTTACTCCTAAACCTTGAATTTATTTTGCCTTCCGGCTAAAGCCGGTCGGGGAGTTGAACCCCGGGACCGTTCCGGCTATTTTTAATTGTTCGCAATAAGATCCGTTGTCTGTTGCTGCATATCGCATACATCCGATTCAAGTAACTCTACGGTGTTTTTCAACAACTTTACTGCATGTATTGCTGCGTTGAGTCTGTCTTGTAGTTGTTGTAGTTTGGTTTGATCGTTTTTGGTCATTTCAAATCTCCTGTTTTGTATGTCCAGATTGAATGTAGTATATTGTCAATTACAACAATCCCTTTGAATGTCTTTAGTTTGACCATTTTTTGCAACTTCACCAACTCTATAGCCATATTGCTATGCGGTATATATATAGCTGAAGAAGAAAATTCTATTTTTCCACCAACAACAAAGACTACAGAAAGAATATCCTTCTTAACTTGGCTGGTGTCTTTTAGATTATTGAGTGTTATGGTCATTTTGTTGCCTCCTCGAGTGGTTTTCTTACATAAACAGGCGCGTCAATATAGTCGTACAGTAATTTAGGTACCAATAAACCGTTTTTTACGCCTTCAAACTCTACCCAATAGAAAGTCTTAGGTGTTTTTAATTTTCTATACTCAAGGCATACCTTTTTATTGCTATACTCTTGAATACTTATTCCTTTTAGTTTTGGTGTATGAGTTTTCAAGTACCTCTCCCATGTATTTAATAATCCATTGATATTTGATAGCCTTGTAAGTATCTTGTTTAATTTTGCTTTGTTCATAGTTGATATGGTTGGTCTGCTCATTCTATCCCCTTTCGTGCGTTATATGCACTTGTTGTGATGATTTGAAATTGCTCACTTGATATGATATAGTTGTGAGCTGCAATTATTGCACACTGTTTTAAGTTATAGTAGTTTACAGTGTGTTTTTTCCTGGTCGCTGATTTAATGCATATTGCATACGACAGCAACAACGATTCAATACAAAACTCTTTGGGTTTGGTTAGAAACAATTCTCTTTGTTGTTGAGTCATTTCACTTTATCTCCGACATTATTAAGATTTTATAAGTATCGTTCTCAAATAACCATGCATGATTCCCACCGAGAGTAACAGTATATACACCATCAGGAATGTTTTTATAATACTCTGGACTTATGCATAACGGAGGATCTCGAAATTTGTTCTCGTCATAAAAATCTCTGCGGATTATTTCTGAAACTAGCATTGCAAATGATCTAAAAGACTTTGTTTTTTTATGATCAAGAATTTTTATATCAGCTGCTTCTCTCTGCATTTCAAAAAGTTTATATGTACTTGCTGGAAATAAACCTGCACTTGAATCGTCATGCAGTAGAGCAAATTCATTTTTTGCTGTTTTGTTTGGTTGATAGTCTTTGTATTTGTAGTCTCCTAGTGGTAGTATTACTGCAATCAGTTGTTTTCCGTTTGTTGCTATAGCATGAGGAATATTGTTGATTTCTTGTACGTTAACATATCGAAAACAGTCTCTGTTAGGATCTTTACTTTTGAATGTTTGTAAAGCTTCATAGGCTTGTTTGGTTATTTTTATCATTCTGTTGCCTCCGTTGACGAAAACAATACACCCTGTTTGTAGTATTTTATTGCTAAGGGTAATATTATATCTGACCCGAATCTGTTTTCCATAGCGCTTGTAATGTTTTCGATTGTTACATTTGCGTTTGTAATGTTTTTAAGCTTCAAGATTCTTTGTATGTGCTGTAATGGTGTCATTGCACAAAATTGTTTTTGTGTCATTTTGTTACCTCCGATACGATATCAAATTTGCTCTTGATTCGTTTTACTATTTGTTTTATTTCACTTAGGTTTTTAGCGGCATACATGGAATTAGAAGCTTTTCCAGTAAACCAATACATCCAACCGCCGTTTAAAGGATTTTTACCATACGAAAAAGCGGCTTGTTTGTTATTGTATATGTACACCAGATTAAATTGTTTGTCTAACAGTTGGTGTTTTTTCACAATCAGGTTATTGCTCATTTCGTTACCTCGTGTACAAAAATCGGATCAAATGATATTACTTTGATTGTGCCGTTTGCGATTTGCTTGTTCAGTTGCTCTGTTGTACATTTCAGAAACATGTTTCTGTACTTTGCGGTTGTTTTTGAGCAATTGTGTATGTCCCGGTTTAGAAATATCCGACCTACACTATCAACCATGCATACAATTGAATCATACGACTGTAAGTATGTACAACCTGTTGTACCATCAAACAAGATTTGATGGTTTGCTACGGGTTTTTGTGTTTTGTTGTTCAACATAATAGCACGCCCGGTGACGTTAATTGTTATCGGACAACGATTCTTTAGATTTTTCCTAAATCTTTCAGGTGTGTTACACTCTGGTTTTTCTAGTCCTGGTCTCCATATACCAGGTTGATTTGCATTTCTCATAGTTACTCCCTCGAGAGATTTTATTCTCTCTTTGTTTTATTTTACTTCTATAATTTATCATATCTGCAACCAGGAGTCAAGAAAATAAGCAACTTTTTTTACTTATTTTTTGCCGACTTTGTTTTTTGCCTATTAACTATAGAAGAAAACGTGAAAATTTTGTCTTTTTTTGAGCTAATTTGTTGTATTATAAGCAATTAGATGAATATTTTTAGTTGTTTTTAATGATTTACGGTGTATTTGCTGGAATTGTTAGTTTTTGTGGTTGTAATTTGAAGTTTTTTGTTTTTAGTTTGCTGATTTTGGTATGGTTCTTGCATCATTATGGTTTTGCTTGAACCAAAATAAGCAACTGGCAAAATGATTTAATTACTTATGCCATAGGGAGTTAGCTGATTTTGGGTATGTTTGTTTTTAGTTAGCGAGGAAGAATTATGCATAATTGTATTTTGCTAACTTGTTATGGCATAAGAAGTTACGTGAAATTATGCATAATTATGGGGGGTGTCTTTACTAACCTTACTTGAACTGAAGAAAACTAAGATATTCTTTTTTTATATATAATATATATATATTATAGTATATCTCTACCTAGAGGGGGGGGGGGGGAGAATTTCCTTTTTCTTTAAGTTAAGGTTAGTTAAGACGTATGGCATAATTATGCATAATTTTAGCTAACTCTTTATGGCATAAGGAGTTACAAAAATGTAATTATGCATAATTGTAGCTTGATAACTAAAAATAAATTAACCCAAAGTCACCTAATTGCTTATGGTATAATGAGTTACGAGTTTTAAGCAGTTGCTTATTTTGATTAACGCGAAACCATAATTGAAATGATCTGGTTTAGGCTGGTTTGCACTGGTATGAGCTTCTGTCCTAGAGGTTACGCAAATATGCTCTACAACATAGCATAGATCCCCGTAGTGCGATTTTATATCCTGTTTGGTATAATCTTACGTTTGTGTACTCTAGTTCTCTCACGGGCTTTGGTTGTGCACTGTACGCTATTGTTATGATTTATCACAACAACGTATGATTTATCATACACCCGAGAGGATCAATGTATTGCAAAGTACACTGAACTAATTCTACTACACGTTTGTTAAGTTGTTTTGGTTTGCCTGGCCTTTTCAACCCCATGGTTGACGTTGTGTCATTGTGTCATTTTGACCCATACCCGGTATGGAAATCGATCGCGGCCCTGTGGTAAACCCCCCACGCCCATGCTCGAGCAAAATTTGAAAAAATAAGCAACTTTTAACTCAACTCAATCTTGACTTCAGCTTTGGTTTATAGTATACTTTCCAGTAAGGTAAATCAAAGGAGTATCAATTATGAACTTATCGATTTTAAAACGCAAAGATCTACCGTTTAATCGTAGAGTCTTTAGATTTTTTTCTGAACAAATCTATAAACTTCCTGAAGGATCTAAAATGCCTTTTGGTTTAGCATTGCTTAAAGGTTTGTTGTTTAGACAGTTTAAATTGTTTTTCTTATCGTACGTGCTAAAAACCAAAGGTGATACATTTGCTGATACTATTGGTGTTTGGTATGATTTTTCGACAGACTCGTATTGGTTTTTAGATCATAACATCAAAGGTAAAATCTTTCGTGAACATATTGCAAAATTATATGAAGAAGATAAGAACAAAGAGCGACAAATATGAAGTCTGATCAAAATCAACTAATAAACCAACAAATCCAAACCTTACGAGATAAACTCAAAACAACTTTAGGTACCCGAACCGAAGTCTACACTCGTATTGTAGGCTATTATCGGTCAATCAAAAACTGGAACCCTGGCCAGCGCGAACAATTGAAATCCAGAGTTCCATATAAACTTCCAGAAGGAGCCCAAAAATGAAAATTAAAATCAAACAAATATTAGATCTTTATTGCAAAGTAACTTGCAAAGGTATATGTAAATTTAATAAAGCATGCTTTGGTCGTATAAACTTCAAAATAGCTCTCGAAGATTACAAAAAAATTGCAAAAACCACACCAGAGCTGCCTGTATCAGTTTATGGAACATCTTGTATAGCTTGGGATAATGTTTCTGGTAAATACAACTTAGCTTACTGTTCTCAATGCTCTGTTCGACAATCTTGTATTTATCACTCGCATCCTGAACTTTGTAAACTTAAAATCATGTCCAAATGACCCGTAATCAAGTCGCTGATCTGTTGTGGTCAAACGCGCTTTTGCAACAGCCATTGTGCCTGCAAGAAGCCGCGATCAAATCATAGATCAGATCAGCGTATGATTACGGTCAAAACACCAAATATTAAAGGAACTTGAAAATGAAAATTAAACCTCCAACAGATGCTACAGAGAATGAATATTGGCCTATTCCAATATGTATGTGGTGCGGAGAAGAATGCAATGTTACTGAAGTAGTCGATATTGGTATGGGCGAATACGAACTGTGGTGTTATTGCCCGAAATGTGAAGTAGATACTTTTCATTCTGCTGAAGGAGATCAAAAATGAACGTTGGAGCTTATGTCAATACAATCAAACAAGAAAATCGCATAGGTAGGTTTACATTAACCTCGCAACTATTACAAGCTTTAACTATACAAGAGCTAAACTGCCTTTTTGCTGATGTTTTTATACGTCGTACAGATGATTCTTTTATTTATTCTGAAGAAATACAATATCTTGCATATTCAAAAGATTTTGAACCTGTTGCAGAAGGTGTTACGATTCCAGTTTATGTTGCTGAAATATGCCGTACAGGAAAAGGAATTTTGTTTAGAACCTGGATCAAACAATAAAATTTACTGCTTAAATAATAAACCAAACCAAACCAAACCAAAATAAAATAAATTATTTTTTACTTTTTGCTTGACTTCTTTTTTGCACTACTGTATACTTTATTATAACAATGTATACTAAATCATACACTAACAGAACATATAAACTCTTGAAAGATTCGATCTTGGTTGAAATCTACTCGACACCGGTCAAACATGGCAGCTTAATTCTGCCGACACAGAGAAAAACCCAACAAGCTAGAGTCTTTCAAGTTAGTTCTGATCTCGCGGATGAGATTTTCCCCGGAGACAATTTGATTTTTAATCCGTTCAAAGGTACTGAGATAGATCAGAAATATCTGCTCTTACGCAAAGGAGATATCCTTGCTCGAATTAACAGATAAGTTTGAACAACAATTAACTGATCTTACTGAAGAAGCTCTATTCAAGTTACATAACCGGATCAATTCCGACGACGAAAAAACATCGCTAGCAGCAATCAATTCTGTGCTTGCCATTACCATACCATCAAAGAAAAACCAACCATCAACTCCGCCTATGTCGATCAACATTGACCTTGGCAAACTAGCAAATGGTTTGCAAAAAATGAAACAAGTCGGAGGTCAAGATGATCTCTAGACTAGCTTATTCGCCTCATCCACAAGCTCCGTTGTTTGCACAAAACGACTTTGGTTTGCTTATTGATCAGACTATAGCTGAGATTTCATCACCGAACTTGTCTACTTCTAACGAAAACCTTCGACAACTTTTGCGTCAAGCTGGATTTGTTAATTTATGGTTTTTGCTGAAATACATTGCTGGTCATGCCGGTCCATTTGATCTGCTAAACGAAGATCTGCATTTGGATATGTGTAATTTTAGACAAACTCAAATGGTTCCTGGCCGTAAAGCTGCTGGGTTTACGTCTCGAAAATTCTTTAAAACTACTATATTCACTGAAGGTGGTGGGATTTATACGTTGCTGCGTAATCCTGATGCTTGTGTAGATTTGTTTTCGTGTGTTGATACTAGGAGTACTGACTTTTTTCGGACTATACAAAAATTCTTTGACTCAAACGAACTTGTAGCTTGGTTATATCCGGAATACGTACCTGTTAAAGGCCAAGAACGCTGGAACAATACTGAAATGGTTCTGCCTAACCGTACTAAACATCTTACCGAACCGTCCCTACGTGGTCATGGTGTGGGTTGTTCGACTCAAGGTATACATAGTACTGATATACTTGTAGACGATGCTATCGGTGACTCACAGTTGAATTCGGAACGTGATTCAAACGCCGATATGGAGCGGATTCGGAAGTGGTTAATCTCGAACATCAACAACGAGACGCTTTTAAAAAATCCAGATATGTCTACGGTGTTTTATACCGCAACTCGATACGGTATAAACGATGCTCATAGTTTTATTTTTGAAGACATCGCAGCAACATACGGGCATTGGGACAATTTAAACTACGAAGTCTCCGGAGATCCGCTAGGTTGGCATGTGTATAACCGATCTATTGTTGAAAACGGTGTGTTGATTTTTCCGGAAGCAATGAGCCAAGAAAAAATCGACAAAATGAAAGAAGAAGATCCCTGGACGTATTACACACAATACGAAAACAACCCAGCACAGTCTGGTTTAAACGAACTAAACGACTACACTGTCAAAGAATGCACTTTAGCTTTCGATACTACCTGGATAATTGAGTTCAGGTTTAATCATGAACTTTATACTGTTCCGTTAAACGAATGTGATGTTGTTATTGCTTGTGATCCTGGTGCCACTATTGGACGGCAGACTTCAAAAACTTCAAAATCTGCTGTTGTTGTTCTTGCTCGGGATTGGAGAAATAACATATATGTTGTAAGACTTAAACAAGGCTATAAGAAACCTTCCGAGGTATTTGATTGGACATATGGATTTGTAAAACTCTTCCATACAACCTTCAGATGCTCTGTTTTAGAAACTCAGGGTGCTTTTAAGTTACTAGAATCAGTCTGGAAAGACTACTGGAAGGTTAAAGTTGAAGCAGCTAGAGCTGCCGGAGAAACGTATTATACATTGAAACTCCGGGGCCAGTCTAAAACCGGAGACAAAAAAGCCATGATCCGAAATACATTGGAACCTATTCTAAAACAAGGCAGCTTGTATGCTGAAAAGTCAATTCATTCTGAAGTTGCCAAAGCGATTTTGTCGTTTCCGTTTGGGACTCTGGATGTTCTTGATGCAATATGTTTAGGTATCAGATCGTCGATAAAACCATTGTCAGTTCAGCAAAAGCAGCAAAAACGCAGAACTGATGATAGATTCTATAACGAGACTAGAAACGCTGCGGGATATTAACAAACAAGGAGTGCTTTTTTGAATACTGATATTATAAAAACCGAAGAAATCAAACAAGAACTCGCTAGTTATTTGAGTTCTGAAATTGAAACATCTTATAGTGAACTTGCAGGGATTCGAGAAAAATGGGATATCTGGCGGCGTCAACGTGAAGCCGAAGTACAATCTGCTTCAAAAAACTTCCCTTGGAAAGGAGCTAGCAATGTTACTGCTCCGTTGGCTTCTACCGCCACGAAAAAAATCTTTGCTGCAATGAAAGCAGCGTTTGAGCCTAAGAAACCGTTTTTTCATGTCGGATGGTTTGATTTAAAATCTAAACCTCAAGCTGAAGTACTGGAAAAATATTTAAACATTATTACTGAAAGTAAATTTCATATCGATTTGCGCAAAATAAATAATGAAATATTCTACGAGCTAGTAAGCCTAGGCATTCAATTCGTTCATGTTCCATGGTTAATCGATACACATTTATATAAACGTAAAGATCCTGAATCTGGTTTAGTCGAAACCGTTGAAGTTACTCGGAAAGATTCTCCGGTTGTAATTCCTATTCCTCCGGAAGATGTTTTTTATCGTGGTTATACTACTTCAATTCAACGAACTCCCTGGATTGGCATCCGAAATCGAATCACAAAACAAGAGCTTTTACAACGTGAGCATCTCGGTCAATATGACGATGTTCAGAATGTTTTGGATAATCCAACAAAATCTATTCCGGATAATCTGCAAAAACAAGACACTCGTGCTGGTATAACTGCTGAACTCGAAGATCATTATGAGATTTTTGAGATCTATATGTTCTGGGATGTAGACGATGATGGTGTAATGGAAGATGTAAAAATCTGGTATGAACCGAAAAGTCAAACGATTTTACGTGCTGAATATAACTCGCTTGGTATACGTCCGATAAGTTGTTTTCGATATATTCCGTATACCAAAAAAGAAACATCCGGAATCGGTATTGGTAAAATGGTCGAAAAGATGCAAGAAACAACCGATGCGTTATTGAACATGGGGATTAACTCTACGCATATTTCGAGTTTACAACTCTTTATTACTCCTGAAGACACTGGTCTTGGACCTATCGAAGAAATTTATCCGTTGAAGCAAATTACTGTACCGAATCCCCGAGATTTTATACCGATCACTTTTCCTAACACTTTGTTACCAAACTTGCAAATGATTGGAGCAATTCAACAATGGGTTGATCGTGATACTGGTGCGACAAATGCTATGTCAGGATCTCCGGACAACATGGCTAAAACTAGAGCCACTGCATCAGGGACTATGTTTTTAGCTCAACAAGGCGATAAGATGTTTAATGCAATCATTGAAGGAGTCGAAGAAACTTTTGCTGAAGTCGGGAGTTTTATATTTTTTCAGTTAGCTTTGAACAAAAACCGGGTTGATTTGAAACAACTTTCTGAAGAAGAACAAAGGATTTTAAAAGAAGTCTTGGATCTTCCGGCAAACCAATTGCCGTTAAGATTTAGCTTTTCGATTACAACTTCTGAAGCTGATCAAACCGAAGAAGCAAAACGACAGAAGTTGTTAACAATGACTCAATTATACACAGTTTATGGTCAACAAACAATGCAGTTGCTAATGCAATATCTGCAAGTAATGACGCAATATCAAAATCAAGAAGCCACACAATTGGCTCTTGGAAAGATTCACGAATATACAGCGAATTTTCTAAACGGTTCTTCTAAAATGATGACCGAAGTTTTAGAAGAATTCGGTAAACCTACTGATGGTTTTTTACCAAACATGAAAGACATCGCTGCTATGGTAGAAGCTATCAATGTTCAAAGGGAGCAAAAATATGGAGGAATTAGACAACAGCAAAATGGAAGTTCTGTACAGCAAGTACAAGGAAATTCCCCACCAGGAGATAGCCAAGGTGCTGGAAATATGGACGGATCCGGATCTGAGACAAGCGGTGGTTAATCAGATAACGGCTAAACGCGAAATGTATATTAAAAAGTTATTGACTGAAACAAACACGAACCTAATGTTGCATAATCAAGGTGCAATTGCGGGTTTGGATAATTTGTTATTTAGTTTTAACAGAATTCACAACGAGTATAAAAGATTAACTAATATGGAGGTTAACGAATGAGTGATTTAAACATTGCTGCTCCATCCGAAGATGAATGGAACGACAAAATAGAGTTTGTCCCGGATACTCCGGAACCAGACGACGCAGTGACAAAAGAAGATTTGCTGAAACAAGTTGAAACAGCTACAGCACAGGCTCAACTTCTACAAGAACAAAATACAACATTGCTTCAGCAAGCTGACTCAACTAAAATCATAGCTACTGGATTAAAAGATCTTCAAGCTTCTTTAGCTAAACCGGCTCCAAAAGCTCCGGAAGAACCTGAATTTGATTCTGAAGCATTGCAGAGTGAGTTTTTTGAGAAACCGATTTCTGCGTCAACTAAACTGATAGACAAAATCGCTGGTGATAAGTTTAAAACATTGCAAACTAATATGATTGGAATTCATTTGAACTCTTCAAAAGCATCAGTTGCTAATGAAATTGCTATGACAAAATATGCTGCTGAAGTCGAAGAGTTGATTCAATCAACTCCTGCGGATGCGTTGCTGGGATTTGCTAATCCATACAAACAAGCTTGTGATTTGGTTGCTGCAAGACATCTGGCTGAGATTTTAGAAGAAGCAAAGAAAACTTCGGAGCCAACAAAAACTACCGTCGATCCGCCGTTTACTGAAACTAGTTCTGTAACTGCTGCGTCACCTGGAGTTAAAACAAAAAAAATACGAATGACTCCACAATTGGAAAAAGAAAGAAAACATTGCCAAAACATTGGGATTGATTTTAATGAATATTATAGGAGAAAATACAATGGCTAAAAAAATATCTGAAACACCAGAACTGACTGATGTTAAACCCGCGAAGGTAGATAAAACCTTTGCAGTTACTCAAACTACACCGTTATTTGAGATACTTACCGCAGACAAAGAAGGAAAACTTCTTGTGTTTGATTATGATAATTTCCGAACTCTTTCCGAAGATGTTTGGAAAGATTTGTCCGCGCAGAATGTGAAATCATACATGATCACACAAAGCGCAGTGAAAAAGTCAGGGGAGAGTTTGGATAACCCCCCGATTGAGATGTTCAAAATAGACCCTGAACGTGCAACTGCAACAGCACAAATTAAAGTTGAAGGCCGCGATCCGAAGTTTCACTATGCTTATAGACGACCAGACGAACTGGCTCAAGTTCAAGCAGAAGGTGGAGTAGTCGTTAAAGACAAAGATATCGTTGCGTTTAACAAACAAGGTTCGACTCCGATTGTCGGTTTGCTAGGTAAACCCGAGCTGGTTTTGATTAAAACACCAGTAGAGATTTACGAAAACAACCGACGCAGATGCGAAGACGAATCTCGTAGATTAGATGGGAATGTTATTCCTGATGCTGAAGAAGCAATAAAACAACAGGGTTTTCAAACAGTAGGAGGAAATTAAATTATGGCGAATATAAATAACCCAAATGGGTTTACATTTAATTCGATGTTGTCCGGGCAGCCGACGATAAAAACTGGAGTTCTAGCTGATAGTCAAACAATTGCTAAAGGTGATGCATTGGTTATTGCCTCTGGTCAGTTAGGAATAGGACTTTCAAACAGTCCGGCACTCTATGGTGTTGCTGCTGAAGCGAAGGTAACTGATGGTGCGGTTGCTGATATTTTGTTTTATCCGGCAACCAAAGATACATTGTTTGAAGCGCAGTGCTCCGGTACATTCGCGGCATCAATGATTGGTGCGGATGTTGATATTGAAGGTGCAACTGGTGTAATGCAGGTTAACGAAAATGCTACAACCGAACAGGTTTTTCATATTGTTGACTACGTTCGGACAGATGAAAATGCTATAGGTGCTAATACAAGAGTGATCGGATTTTTTACTCGGTCTCAGTATATACCTACTAGTACAGTAATATAAGGAGAAATAAACTATGGCTATAGGAACAACAGCGACATTTCCAAAAGAATTGGATAAGTCGATAGATAAGATTTTTTTTGACAACTACACGGAAGCTCCAACAGAGTATGACAAGATTGCAAAAATCGTTCCGTCATTTTCTGGGTCGTCTATAAAAGAAAGTGAGCTTTCCGGAATAGGTCCAATGAGAGACCTTACAGAAGGTGACAGGATTCAATACGAGTCTTTGGTTGAAGGGAACGAGAAAGAACGTTTTGCAACAGAATTTGGGTTGGGATTTCAAATTACTCAAGTAATGTACGAAGACGACGACCGGCATGGAAACATCAGAGTTGCTAGTAAAGAACTTTCGGCTTCTGCTGCGTATAAGCGCGAGACAAAGTTTTTTGATCTGTTTAACAACGGTTTTGCAACTCATGTTGCCTGGGACGGAAATTATATTTTTGTAGCTGCTGGCAGGACAACACTCAAGGGCGGGTATACGAACAACAATCGGCCTGCTGTGGATGTGGCACTTTCCGAAACTGCGATTAACGCAATGATTGAGTACTTCAAAACAACTAAAGGTTCTTCAGGTAGGCCTATTGTAATCAATTTAAACATGCTGGTTGTACCAACTGAGTTAAGCTCTTTAGCTTGGCAACTACACGAAAACAAAATGTCTCCCGGAACTATGGATAACGATTTGAATACCTTGAAACGCGACGGAACTTGGTCTGTACACGAATCACGACATTTGACTTCTGCTACTGCATTTTTCGGTTTATCAGGAGATCATGATATGCGGTTTGTCTGGAAAAGAAATATCACTTTAGGAAGCTCTGATGATTTTGAAACAGGTAACAGACTTTACAAAGCAACCGGAAGATTTTCTACGTTCTGTAACAATCCGATCGGTTGCTGGGGAACAACTGGGGCATAAAGGAGGAAGATATGTCTGATTCTCATGCCGCCAGAAATGACGGTGACAAGATTTATATTGGTCCTGCGGGATCATACATAGCATCCGATGGAGATGATCTGATTTTCTACGATGCTACTAATGCTGCTGAAAAGACACTTTCAGAAACACTTACTACTGCAATTGCTTCTCCGGTTGTTATTGATCTTGCTGATGATGCTGGTCCGGGGTTGTCTGTTACAAATCCAGATGTTACTGGCGATACTAATGCTGTTGAGATTGTTCCTTCGGGTGCTGGGGCTGGTATAGCGATTACTCCACAAGAAGTCGATACACAAGGGATATTGATTACTACAATAGCATCTTCTACTGTTTCGTTAATTGATTTGGATCTAACTACCGGGGCTGGATGGGTAGGAGCAGATGGTGAAGGAGCAATACGATTAACCTCAGATGCTACTAATGCTCATGCAAATGCAAGTTTGATAAACATCGTGAAAACCGGTGCAACTGCTGCTGCTATGGATGGTTCGTGTTTACGTATTGATGATGCTTCGACTGGTGGAGCTACTGCTGGTTATGCTGTGTCGATCAACGCTTCAGGTGCTCTTGAAGCTCTGCATGTTGATGCTGGAACTGTAGTTGTTGATGAAACCGTGCAAGCTCTTGGTGGAATAATTACAGTAAACGCAGAAACAGATGTTGCTGATCCTCCAACGCAGGCGAACATGGATACCGCGTTTGGTGCCGGTGCTGCTGCAAACGACGGAATGCTTGGAGTTATAAACGATGCTGGTGCAGGAACAAATGTTTGGCTCTGCGTCAACACAAATGGTGCTTGGTACTATGCTGCTAAGTTAACTTTAGGAGCATAATAAGAAATTTTTAAGGAGGGTATATTGAATACCACAATTGAGACACACGAGTTAGAAGATTTAAAAGTCAAGTATTCCCAGGATCGTGTAAAGATCACAACTGAACTTGATCAGTTAAACAAACAAGAAGCTGCGATAAAAGACAGACGGATTATTTTATACGCAAATTTGAATGCAACTATTGGCGGTTTGAATACAATTGAACAGTTGTTAAAGAAAGCCGGAACAGACAAAACACCGCCAAAAGCTTTTTGCGAAGGGAAAAAATAACATGGGACGACATACGCTACAGACTGAAATTGCCGCAGACGGGACTATATTGACATCTTATGAAGCTGAATCCGGAACACGTGGTGCTCCTTCGGGACTCCGTTGGTACGTTTGTAGAATATGTCACCAGGATACTCGTGAAGATTCTGTACAACTTATTGGGGGTGCTCCATATTGCACTCTCAATGGTTGTGCGGAAGAGAAACAAGACGAAATAGACGGGAGAAAATAATGGCAATATTAACAGAAAGAGATCTACATGATGTAGTTGAAACAGAATCCGATTCTGGCAACATCGCGTATCTTACAACAGCAGCTATAAGCCAAGCTAGTCCGAAATTCAAAAGTTTTAGATTGCATTTAAGCGAGGCTGGGGGAGCTACCAACTTAACATTAAAATTTGATTCGCACCTTGGAGCAGCGTATGATACAGTTTTAGATATTGAAGACATGACTGCTGTAACTGATTATGAATATATACCACCACAAGATGGTTTATTAAAACTTTATCCAGGGGATAAAATAAGTGTTACATGGGTAAATGGCAATCAAGCAACGTATGGTTATACTGCAACTTATATTATAGAATAAAGGAGCTATCTGATGACATTATCGGAAATTAGAAACTCAATTTGGGATGCTCTTGGCAAGCCAACAGATCTTGATCCAGCTACGGACGTTCAATACATCGGTGGTCCTTTGTTGAACTTTATAGTCAACGAGGGTCAAAGACAAATTGCGTTTTGGAAAGATCCTGTAAAACAAACTATGGTGCGTATTCATAGTCTTACCGGAAGCTTGAACTATTCTTCGTCGGTTGTTGCCGGAGTCGTCGCAGCTGTCAATAACGCAGTTCCTCCGTACTCAGTAACTATAACTGGTTTAGGAATTGAAGACGACAGATACAACGATTGGCTTATAGTGATTAACAACGAAGCTAGATATGTTGTTGATTTCGTTGGTGCTACTGGGGTCTGTTATATCAATGAAGCTTTTTCTACTGCTCCTGAAGCTGATGATATTGTTGCGTTGTATAAAAACTTTGATCTGCTTTTACCTTCAACTCATGCTTGGGTTACAGATCATATCGAGCTTCCGGTTACAACCGATATTTATCGTGCTGATGGAAATCTTTTTGAAGTTCTTTCGGTTGTTAATTTAACTAATGGTTCTGAACTAAGTAGGTCTGATCAGATTGAAAAGTTTTCCGGGACTTTGATGAACTACGGGGATCCTGCGTCGTGGAATCTTTATGGAAACAAAATTATTTACAACCAAGCTGTAGATTCGACTATTTGGCTGAAACTTGAATATTATCGCTATCCGATGGCTATGACTTTAGCTGACGATGTTCCTGAGATTCCGGAAGTTTATCACTATGGTATTGTGCTATGGGGTATTTGGCATGGTTTGATTAGAACTCGTGAAGCTTCTATGTCACAGTTAGCTTGGAATAATTTGGTTGCTTTTATGCGATCTACTTACGCGCAGAGTAGTATTGGTAGAAACAGAACATCCTCACATGGAGTTATAAAATACAGTTAAAGGAGAAACAAAACTATGGGAACTTGGAATGCAGCATGGTTATTATTACCAACAGGAACATCTTCACCGGCTCTGGGAGATGATAATATTCGTGAAGTAAAAGTCGAAGTTGGCGGCAGATTGAATCAAGAGCATGTGATTTTGAACACTGCTACAACCGGAGCTTCGGTACACAGATCCGGTTCTGCTGTAGTGTATCTACAAGACGCTGAACCAACATTGCGACCTGATGGTGTGACTGTTTTTGATGTTAACGATCATGGTCGGATTTGGATTGATTCAAATGATAGTAATCATATGTATGTTTATAATGGTACTGATGCTGAAATGCAAGAACTTACTGTTGGAAATATCGCTAACGACGGAGATCTTGATGTTACCGGAGCTTTGACTGTTGGGACAACTGTTGATATTGGTGGTGATGTTTCTATTGCTGCTGGTGCTACAATCGCAACTGGTGGTGAAACCTCTCCGGATTGTGATGATGGAGGAATAACTTTAGTAGGAGGTACAGGCGATAAAATAATGACATTTAAAGATGCAGCTCGACCGCATCCGTTCACGACATACGCAGAATCAGATACACAAGGTATATTTTACTTAGACAAAGGATTAAATTTATATGGATTTTCATCTCAATATACTGGACTTAAATTAACAGCTTATACTGCTTTGACTTACACAACTACAGTTCCAGACGCTGCTATAATGTTTAATGCTGCTAAAACAAATGGGGGAACCGGGAAGACTACTTTTGCTGCTACAGAAAATATACTATCATGTTCAAATAATGGTGATGTTAAATTACTGTTGAAAGGTAATGGAACTTTGTATCTTGATGCTGGAGTTTTGAGTTTTGATACTGAAAACGACATCGAGCTTGCCAGAGCATTGCAACTGGGTATGGCAAAACAGCCAACTTTAGAACCATATCGCGAGCGGTTGGAAGAATTAAACATTATGGAAAACGGTTGTGTTTCTACTCAAGGTTTTATGGCTTTGAGTTTAGGTACGTTACATCAAATCTGGAACGGACTTAAAGCTGTGGCAAAAAGGTTAGATATTTCCGAAGTCGAACTTTTTGAATTCGCTAAAGGAGAAGTTTAATGTCTGACAATGAGATTTTTACAGCTGCTGTTATTCCCGAGGAAGCTTTAGATCCGGTTTCTGTACCGATCGGGATCTTTGAATATTCTGAAGGTTCTATTGCTGCGCCATATGTTCAAGTCAAAACTGGCCGAGATTTTGTTGTTGTTGATGATTTATATGTTGGAGGGGATTCTGAGATTACTGGTAATTTGAATATTGAGGGAACTTCGCTGTTTGGAGATAATGTTGTAATTAAATCTCCAAATTATAATTCATTAACATTTGATAGAACAGAAAATGCAAATGTAGATACTATTTTTCATCAAGGAGTATCGTACTCTGCTCTTAATAATGATTATTGGTGGGTTGGAAGCAATACAACAAGGTTTTTAGTTGTTACAGATGATGGAAATATTGGTATAGGAACAGAAACTCCAACTTCTTCTCTACATGTTGTTGGTCTTCCAGCATATGCAAACAACGCCGCAGCAATAGCTGGAGGGTTAACAGTTGGGGCATTCTATAGAACTGGTGGAAATCCTGATTCAGTATGTGTAGTGCATTAAAAGGAGGAACTAAAAATGCAAGGTGTTGAATGGTCAAAAGAAGAGAAAGATAGAGTATTAACAAGCTTAGATTTAATAAGCGAAATGCGAACAGCAATTGCGTTAATACAACAGTACATAAAATCCCGAACAGGTCTAACTAGATTTATTGTTCCTACTCTAATTTCTGTTGTATCGCTTGCTTGTTGTATTTATGTCACATTTGTAAAGCCATAAAGGAGGTTTTGATGTTAACAAAATATACTATAGAAAATTGGAAAAAGAAATTTATCGCGGAGATGGAAAAACAACTCGGCGATCCGTACTGGTACGGCGGTGGGCAACAAACGACATTTGTGAGTCCTATCGATGGAACAATATTTGATGGTATAGACAACACAGGTTATCCTACCGGAAAAGACTGTAGCGGTGGAATTATATTTGCGCTTGAACAAACGATAGGAATAGAATTTGCGCTGTGTCCACCAAGAGGATTTGCTAAAAAACCTTGGTTAACAACCATTGACGAAGTTGATCTTCAAGAAGGTGATTTAATTTTAGTTGATGTTCCGAAAATGAAAGGATCGTCACCAATGCAAACTGCTACTGGTCAGATCGAATACGGACATATTGATCATGTAATGACGTATGCTCCACACAACCAATATGATATAATTACAACAGAAGGATCAGGTGGCGACCAAAGAAGAAATCCAAATTCTAAAGCCAATACCCGCCGATGGAAATGGTCAAGCTTCAAACAGGTTTCTGATCGCATTTTTAGTGGTGCTACGAAGTATCATTTCCGTCGTATCAATTGGCAGTGGTTGTTTAATTGGAAAAACAAACACCAAGTATAAAGGAGACAATGCGATGAAAAAATTTATGCAGAGTAGAAAATTTTGGATTATGATTATTGTTTTTGTTTTGATTTGGTCTGGGTTTTGGTTCACAATTCAATCAAAACTTGTTACCGAGAACAGTATTGTGTTGCTTTTTGGTCTTACTGTTTCCTGTACAACGCTATTTGGTGTTGCATCGATTGGTGGATACATTTGGAAAGACTGGATAAAATCTACGCACTTCAAAGAGGAACTTAATGGCCTTTAATTATCATACTCCGAACGATCCGGTTGTAGTTCCTATCAGACCATTGTTGGGAATGCAGCAAGATATTGCTTCAAATATGCTGAAACTGGGAAACTTTCTGACACTCTCAAATTATTATGTTACCAGAAAAGGTATCCAAAAACGTTGTGGTTATGTTCCTTTTGCCGGTAATGTAGCTATTCCGGTACCTGATCAACCTATTATTGCTCTTGCTCCTGTATGGAAAACAACCGGAGTGCAATTTGCTGCATTACTAACTAGTCGATTTTTATTTGCGCTTTCCGCGCTTAGTTCTCCAGTACCGGTGCATTGGGTTTATGACACAGGGCTTTGTAGCAATGATGGTATTACTGTTACAGGTTATGGAACTGACTGGAATGCGGTCGCAAACTATATTCAAGCTGGAGATTATATTGTTTTTGATACTGCTGTAGTAGAAGAGTTTACAAATGGAGACTGCGAAGCTGCGACATCTCCCACGTTGACTGGAAGTGTTTTAGTCTACCCTGGTAACACATGGGAACGTTCTGCTGTTCAAGTTCATTCTGGAACATATAGTTGGTGCTTGACTGTAACAGAGCAATATGAATTTGGTGTTATTTTACACAGTCCATTATCGTTGATTGCACACGGATTTACTTTAGGTCAATCTTATTCTTTGAGTCTTTGGATGTATACAGATGCTGTTGTTCCTTCAAATGCTCGTTTTGAAATCAGTGAGTACGACATATACCACAACACTCTTGCAGTACATACACAAACTGTGTCAACATCTTCGGTATGGGAAGAGCTAACTGATACTATCGTGTTCAACTCCGAGATGCATAGTGTTACATTTAGACTTGTGATAGATGCTACAGAAGCTGTGGGAACAGTTTTATATATAGACGATTTATCGTTTATTGCAGTTGCCACTGCGCCTGTGCGTATAAGTTCTATTACAGATCAAAATACAATTACATTAGAAACAGAACCAGACATAGCTGCTGTCACTGAGTATATAGAATACGGTGATTGTGAAAACGCTAACTCGCCGACAATAGATGCCGGATCAACTGGACTTACAAATGGAACTTGGGCTAGATCTACTGCGCAGTTTAAATCCGGTTTATCTTCATGGGTTTTAACTAAAACATCTGTTGCTAGTGCTGGCGAAGCTTCAGTAAATCTAGCCGATAACGAAACTACTACTGATATGCATGGATTAACTGCTGGCGATACGTATTTTTTTTCGTTGTGGGCTTATACTAATGCTGCTGTTCTAGCTAACACAACAATAAAGTTCCAAGAATATCACACTGCTGCATGGAACGATTCAATTGAGTTTACTTGTGCTGCTACTTCAACATGGGAGAACTTCAGTGAATCAATTACTTTGAACGCTTCAACAACAGGCATCAGAATAGAACTTGTGATACATACAGACGAGACTGTCAATACAGTTTTGCATATTGATAATATTTCTTTGGTTGAATCTGGTAACTCGTATGCAATTCATAGAGCGTTTAATGTTAACGATTCAACATTGCTTGATTGGACTGTTACAGATGGAAAGCTTATTGTTGCTGATCATACAAGACCGTTGTATTCTTATAATGGTTCTACGTTTACAATTTACGATTCTGATGTGACTTACATCCCAGCTTGTGTTACATTTTTTTCTGATCGTCTATGGATCGCGAATATTATTGAAGACGGAGTATATTATTATCAACGGCTACGCTGGAGTTCTCCTACAGATCGGACTAGCTTTGATCCAAGTGATTATATTGATTTACCGTATACTGCCGGACCGATAAAACGTATTGTTCCATTGGGTAGATTTTTAGCTGTGTATTTCCAAGATACAATTTTCATTGGAGTTCCTAGTAACTTAGCTTATCTACCGTACGCATTTAAGCAGTTTGAAACTGGGAACAAAGGTCTAATCGGAGCACGTGCGATAACAACCGTAATGGGTGGACATTTTTTCGTAGGCCAAGACGATGTTTATTATTTTTCAGGCCAAGAATTGAAAGCACTAAATTGTCCTGTTGTCGAAGCAATGATTCTATCTTGTCAAGATAGTCGTAGGATCTACGCAATCAATGATGTATCTAACAGTCGAATACTTTTTGGAATGCCTGAAACTGGAAAGTATATAGAAAAGATATGGAGTTATAGTTATAAAACTCAACAATGGTCTTATGATAATATTTCAGCAACATCATTGAGCAGTCCGGCATTGGATCTTGGATTGTCTTGGGATGATCTTGCAACTTATTTATCAGTAGATACTTGGGACGAAGGGATGCTTACTTTTGAATCGTGGGATTCTATTGGATCGATAATTTCATCAAACAAAGTTTATAAATCTGAAAGCGGATTTATAACACAACTTTCAGATAATTCCGGATCAGATAATGGAACTGCTTATACAACAACTTTTGAAACTAGCGACATGGATTTTAATGAACTTGACAAAGACAAATCGTTTTTTCAGTTCAGATTAAAACTTGCCGAGCGTCCGGAAGTTGCGTTAAATTTTTATGTAACCTATTCGCTCGATGGTGGTTATACTTGGACTGATTGTGGGATTTTAACTGTACCTATCACAGCTCGGGAAAGCAAAGTTGATTTCATTGCCACAGGGTCAGCAATCAGATTTAAAGTAACTGAAACCAGCACAGCTTTGCCGTATACAATAACAGAACTTTCGTTGCGTTTATGCACAAAAGGAGATGAAATTGAGCTTGATTGATCTACCAGCTGGTGCAAACTTTTTTGAAGTGACAATAAATTCGATACAAAATCTCTGGGAGCGTATGAAAGATTTTGATCCACTGTTTTCTGATAACGCACGATGGGATCAGCAGAAGTTCATTGATAGGATTTTGAACAGAAATACTGTTATTTTGGAGGTAGAAAACGGAATTATGTTTTTATCGGAAATTATAGACAATCATTATGCACAAGTTCATGCATGTTTCTGGGATCACAAATTATCTGCCAGAGTTAATCTGTTGAAGGAAACAATTTTTTGGGCCTTTAATGCTTTTAATCTTGTACGTCTGGAAGCTATTGTTCCGGATTTTTCCCGTGGTCTGAAACGATTTTTAGAGCACAAGTTGATGTTTGTCTTCGAGGGCAGACTACGTAAGAGAATGTTTTATCACGGGATTTACGAAGACATAGTTATTTATAGTTTATTAAAATCAGAATTAAACAAGCTAGGAGAATGTTATGGGAGATAATAAAATAGGTTCTGCGTCTGATGTTCAAAACGTTAATCCAAATACTGATAACGTTTATAATATGATGCAGCAAATGATGAGTCAGTCTGGGGCACAAATGGGGAACCTCGATGCTATGGGAAACATGGCAGCATTGCAAGGCATCGCGCCTGGAATACAAAGTCTAGTTGGACAGCTAAGCGGAAATTATGTCAACAACGCAGAACAGGCACGAAACTTAATTCAACAAAACGCTATGCAAAATGTCGCTGGTATGTATTCTAATCAAGGTAATATTAACTCTGGTGCAGCGTTATCTGCAATGTCACGTGGAGCTGCGGAACCAGCAGCAAACACAGCTATGCAAATTGCCGGTATGCAAGGTCAAATGGGTATGGGTTTAAGCAATGCTTTTTTAGGCCAACGCGGTCAAGAGTATCAAACACAAGCTGGATTGTATGGTCAAGCTGCCGGGCAGCTTGGTCAAATGGGGCAAGCTGAATGGTGGCAACCAGCATATAGTCAAGGTATGGGAGGTATGGGTGGTTTGATGCAAGGCGCTGGTGTTGGTGGTGGTATAGGCGCTGCTATAGGAGGTCCGCCTGGCGCAGGAATAGGTGCAGGAATAGGTGGTTTAGCGGGATTACTTGGAGGATTATTTGGATTATAAAGGAGCAAAACAATGGCTATAAGTTCACCAAACGTAGTAAACAAAGAAAAACCAGATCTCTTACAAGCTGGTATGCAGATCGGTCAGATGCTGCAGCAAAAAAAACAAGCAGATCAAAACGATGCAATGACAACATTCCAAATGCTCGACACAATTGCAAAAGATACATCAATGGCTGGTGGCTGGAATGCGTTATTAAAACGCCCTGGAGTTGAACAGACTCTCAAAAGCGCGTTCAGAAAACTAGGAGTTGATGATGCTGTTTCGACTGAACTGATGAGTAATCTCGGGGAGTCAGAAGCTACACCTGAAGCTATGATGGAAATGGTTTTACCAGTACAAGTGTATTTAGCTAAAGGCGAAAAGCCACCTCCGGAGTTTTATCAAAATTTCAAAACTGGTCAGCAAAATGCGCCTCCGCCAGCTTCTGAAATTACCGGTCAGACATACGAATGGCAAGATAAACAAAAAACAACAACTACTCCAGGTACAACCGGACCAGTAGAACAACAACAAGCATATCAACCAGCAGATTTACGTAGCGCTGGTGAAGCATTAAACAAAGCTGTAATCGACTATGATCGAACTCTTACTGCTATGGGTTATGATCCTAAAATCCATGGCTCAAAAGAAAAGTTTATCTCACAAGCCAACGCTGATGTTCCTGAAGTTATGGCCAAAGCTCAAAGTCAAGTTGATGCTGCCCGACAGAATCTAGATACAATGATGGGTCAAAAGCCTGTTGATATTTCTACACCAAGTTCAACTAATGCTCCTCAACAGCAACAGAAAGTAATCGATGGTAATTGGGCTGTAGCAAAAAAAGACACAGTTATCGGAGAGGTTCGTGGAGGAATCTTTAGACCAAATAAGGATTTTCAATGGACTAATGAAACAGAAATGCTTAATGGTTTAGCTAAACAAACCTGGGGCGAAACTAAACCGGATACTGAAGCATTTAAAAATATGCTTTACGAGTCTGCGAAAGAATCTGGATACAAAGGTTCTAAAGAAAAATTCTTTTACGCGAAAGCAAACAAAGTTGGTATGGGTAGAGCTTCAACACATGGTGCATGGATGCCGGAGTGGTATGATTATGCGCAAAAACATGGCTTAAAAATAAAACAACCATACGAAACATCAACAGTAGATGCGTTGAAATATTCAACTGCTGCTAGCACAGGAAAACTACAGGCGATTAGCAAAACAGAAGATCAAATCAAAGGTGTTGTTAAAAAATTATCAGACGGAATTGAAACTACATATCAAGGTAAACAAGCATCCGAATCCGGAGCTGGAGGATATGTTAAAACTGATGCGCGAGTTCCCGGATATTTAACTTTTGAAGAAGCCAAAGCGAACGAAAAGTTCTTACGCAAACATCTTGGACATTATTCGGATTTAATCTTTAAAGACAAGAAAACTTACAACGCTGTAATGGCTCAGCAAAAACGAATCTACGAAAATCTCGGCGGTGATGGGATTTTAGAAACTCTTGCTCCAAATAAACAACAACTTGAAAAAGCAAAGTTCAATGCAGCTTTAGATCAGTTTACACAAACATTTGCAGCAGACAACAAATGGAAAAAAATGGGGTTCGATTTGCAATCCCGTGGTTTGGATTTACAAGAGCGATCGATGAACATGGATGCTGCATTAAAATGGAACCTTGCTCAAAGTAAAGCTGCTGAAAAAACACAAGGTATAACAAAACAGCTTTCAGATGAAGGATTCAAAGTAATGGAATTGTTTAAAGACCAACTGGCTGATCCAAAAACAGACATCGCACAATTGTATATTGACAATCCGATCTTTGCTTCTGGATATAATAACTTTTTGATGGTTTCTGCAATCCGTAATGGTATTGATCCTAAAGAGTTTATAAACGCAATTGAATATCAAAAAGAAAGCGATCCATCGGAGTTTGGAAAGTTTATAAACTCAATTCCTGGTTTTTGGAAATGGATGGAAACACCAAAAGCTCAGTTACCAGTTGTAGGTTCGACTAAGGCAATTCAACCGCAAACACAAACCGAAGCTGAAATGCAAGCGCAGGTCCAACAACGTAAAGACCAACAACTTGCAGATGAAGAAGAACTTAGAAAATCAGGATTACTTGACTAATGACAATTCAAGAAGCTCTAAAAAAACAAAACAGCGATCCGGAGTTTGTAGCTAAAACCTACGACGAACAGCTTCATTGGCGTAGTGCATTGTTAAATGCTAAACTCATTAAAGAGCCAGCATTTATTGCATTTACCGATAGTCAAAAAACAATGGCATACGAAAAGCTTTTGTATCAAGCGCCAGCGTTTGAAGAAAACAACCCAAAAATTGCAGCTGAAATGGATAGCTATATCAAAGCAATAGAAACCAACATTGATCCTGATATATCGGCAAATCAAATCATGCAAGGTACTCCGGAAGAGTTAAAACAAAAAAGTACAATTAAATATTTGTATGCATTAAATTTTGTTCGCAAGTGGACTGAAGATTCTGTTTTAGCAGAAGGAATTTGGAAAGGTATTAGTAAAATTATCGATGTGGTTCAACCAGGCAGAGGTAAGAAGTTTTATCAAAGTGTCAAAAAAGGACATCGAGATATGGATAAATTACTATCATACATGGATTATAAAATGTCTGCAGACAAACGGACTGCTGGTATGCTTGGTCCTATGACATTTATTGCTAAAATGGGAGCTATGGCTGCTGATCTATCTGTTATGTACAATTTAACGACAGCTTCTGCTATAGGATTTGCATCAGGGGCAACTAGTGGTATGGGATTGTTTAAGACTCTTTCGATGGCTAAAGGGTTCAAAACATTAGCTAAGTTTTCAAAACCATTGAGTGCCGGATTACAAAAAGCTACATTACATGCCGCTGCTCCAATTGCACATGCTACCATGGATGGTTTTATTGGTGTGCTTCGAGAGAACATGCATGACAATTTAATCAAAGGAATGACAAACTTAACATCACAAGAAATCATGCGTAATTCAGTGAAATACTTTGGAGAGTATGCACTTGGAGATATTTTAATGTTTACGGGTTTCAAGTTAGCTGGAAAGTTTTTTGGTACAGCAGGAAGATATATTTCCGGAAAAGTTAAAGGTAAAACAAACCCATTGGAAGAAGTAAACGATGCTATAAAACGTATCGTTCAGCTTGAAGATTTAGATCCTGTGTGGTTTGCTAGGCAGTCTCCGATTGATCAAGAGGTTTTGAGACAAACTCAAGCTGCTATGAAAACATTTAGCAAAGTTGAAAGGTTAACTCCGGAAAACGCGTTTAAAGTTTTCTCAGGTTCGCGGGGTTTTTTAGCTTTACCGGATGGTCCGGATGGTTGGAAGATGTTGAGTTTATTTGATGATGATCTACGCAAGACTTTTAAACCAACCACAACTAAAGCCGGTAAGACAATTTCTGCTATGGACAAAGCTGTAACCTGGGTTAATGATACAATCGAAAAAATATCATTAAAAACCACAGGCAAGACTCCAAATATTGTTAGTTCTGAAGTAGCAGCTTCAACTATCAAAAGTAAACTAAAAGTACAGTTCCCCAAAGCTTCAGAAAATGCGCTGAAATTGTTAACTGAAACTATCGCTCCAGTTGCCGGAAAGTTCACATCTGAAGGTATTGAAACTTTTGCTAAAGGATTTTTAAAAGTAGGAAACGCTACTGATGATGCAATACGTGGACTTAAAGCTGTTCAAGAAGGCAGCGAGATTTTGTTGAAATCCGGAGACGGTGTTTTAGCACGAGTTCCAAAATATGTTGGAACTGCTGCTGACGAAACTTCAGCAATTAAATCAATTACTGATAGTTTAGATAAACTAATTGAAGGTAAACAATCTTTACAGGACGTTTACCTTGGACAACTTAAAACCAAAGCTTTATACACTCCAAGTTGGGTTGATAATTTTGCTAAACAACGCGGAAGTATAATTAAAACTCTCGACAATGGAACTATCGAAACAAACCTTTTTGGTAAGCTTGAAGAGTTTGCAGATTATAATGATCTTGGAAATAAAATAGTTCAGGATTTTGTCAAACAAGATCCGGCTTTATTGAAGCAATATTTGTCGAACTATCATGGAGTTAATTTAGTTGCATCAAAAGGCAAATATACACTCTATCGCAGTGGTAAAAAGATCTCTGAATCATACGACGATCTGAGTCAGGTCATAGCAAAAAATCCAGAGTTTACTCCCGCTATCCCAGCAGAACTCGGACCCAAGATGACTTTAGTAAACAACGCAACTCAAGTAGAATACCACCAAGGAGTTCTAACTGGCCAGACTTCAGATATTCTAACTGAACTGTCAAAGTTCAAAGACATCCAGCGCGGTAAAAAACCAATCCATTTTCGTGGAGCAAATGTATTGCCCCTGGGTACTGAGTTTGAATTAAACATTCCAAAGCTTGGGTTTACTGAGACGTTTGATTCTGTTGATAAAATTAACAAGTTCATCAACAAAGAATTGTTTGAAAAAATTGAATACATAGCGCCAAGAAAAGGATTTATTTTTTCGCGCTTCAGTAATCAGTTTCATTTAACAACCGAAAACGGAAAAACCTTTGTTGCCAATTCGCTTGATGAAGCAGCAGAGATTTTGTCAACTAAAGGCATTATGCCAGAGTGGGCACCAGAGTTAACCGGAGTTGATAGTCAGCTATTGGCGAGTCTGAAAAAAATCCCAGGGTTTCACTACAAACCAGAAGACTTTATGCCGGTTCCAGGAACCAAAGACCTTTCTGCTGGTCAGGTTTTCTCTACACTTTATCGTGCTCCAGATCAGTTTTTCCGTAAGGCCATGATCAAAGGTGTCAAAGGTAGCGAAGATGTTTTAAGTCGCTTTCGTGCTCTTGAAGATGCCAGGGAACTCGGCATTGGAATGAGTCAAAAAATGGCTCCGGTTATTGACGACACGTTTAAGTTCCGTAATGGCAGAAACCTCAACAAAGTCGAACGAAGCCATATTACTGCGCTCAGCGAAATGCAACCAGAACTATGGGATGATTATCTCAAAACCAACAAACTCAAACCGGAACTCAAAAGCGTAGCTAACAACCTTCGGGAGTTTTATGGTAAGAACGCAGATTCGGGTTTGTACGGCTATATGGGTAATGATCCACAATTGTTTTTAAAAGAATATATGCCTGTGCTCAGAAAATATGTTGCTACTGGACAAATGAAAAGATTCAATGACGTAGATGTAAATGCATTTTTGTCAGATGCCTACAAAACAAAAGTCCCTAAACAAATCAGTGTCTTTTTTGAGCACGCAAGAACGTCAGATATCATTGATCTTGCTAGAGAAACAGACGCAAAGTTGTTACTGCAAAAATACGTTGTGCTTGGAAACCGAAAGAAATATCTCAGCCCAGTCATCGAAGAAATAAACAACTGGGCAATGAGCAATGGAGGAAACATAGACGATGGTTTGTTAAAGCGCTTTGGTGCATATTTGACCGATGTTGCTGGAGTTCCATCGACACTAAATGAAAAGCTTGCTCAAGATTTTACTGAAAAACTTTTCACACAACTCAAGATCGGAGACAAAATCGCAGCAAAAAATATCACAGAAGTTTTTATGGGAGCTAGCTATATTGCAACTATGGGTTGGCGTGCTTGGCTGCCAGTTAGAAACTCGTTTCAAATCTGGACAACATTAGCGCCAAGAATGGGTAATACTTGGACAGCTAAAGGTATTGAAGCTTTATACAAAGACAAAACCGGAGCAATATATAAAATGCTTCAGCAACGTGGAATAATCACAGCCGGTCTACCGGTTGGTGGTAGCGAGATGTTTAAAGGTTCAGATTTAATTGCAAAGTTTACAAAGTCGTCATTGGCAGCATACAAAAACTCTGATTCGTTCACCAGAGCAGTAGCGTATATGACTACTAAAGTACGTTTCGACGATGCGTTTGAGAGATTTAGCAAAGGATTGTTAGATCAAAAGCAATTTATTAAGCATTCTGGATTATACAATTTGGCTGAAGATCGCTTAAGTGCAGCACTGAAACTGCTTTCTGAAGGTAAAGTTGACTCAGCTATGGATTTGTTTGGTCGTGACATGGTGATCGAAACAATGTTTCCATACCGTGCAGGGACTAGTCCATTGGCTTACCGTGGAGTAATTGGAAAACTGTTTGGTCAAATGGGGCATTATCCACAATATTGGATTGAAAACATAAAACGCGGAGTAACTAGAGGTGGTGGATTGGACAAACTAGGATATATTACTAGATTCCTCGGAAATACCACAGCAATCGCAACGTCGTTAACTGCTATAGGGGTTAAATCTTCAACATTCTTGGCTTGGTCACCAGCACAGTTTAGTGGTGGACCATGGTATGATATATTAAACGATGGTATACAACTTTGGGGAAAAGGATATGAAGGGAAACAAGCTAGAGCAAAATTGCTTGGTATAAAATCAAAGGACGGTAAGCCCTATTGGGATCTTAACGCCCTCCGAAAAAGTCCGATATCAACTATGCTTGGGGTTAACTCGGTAATGTTTCAAAGCTTAGAAAAAGCAGGTAAGTATCTCAATAATGGAGATTTTTACAGATTCATCATGAGTTTGGCTAGCGTGCCGATGGTGTAAGGTTACTTTACTTATTTGATTTTTCTTTTTAATTATAATTTCCATTCGTACGGCATTGTATTCAATTCATTTTTATTTAAATTTTTCGCTGTACAAGTGACCGTATCATCATGGATATATCTACAGCCCACACAAGAATTACTGAAGTTCGCACACATTTTTTTAATTTTTTCCAGCTCGCTTAATTTTTTTTTTCCGAACTACTCTTGTGTCAATATCTACAACAACAAGATCACCTTTGTTTAGTTCTTCACCTGCAATAAAACTATCACTGGTTTTGTTTTTTCTTTTCGAGGGTAGTTCGTTGATATTCCATAGTCCAGGATACGTACGATCTGACCAATGGCATCCGGTTTTATTTATTATGCAATTTTCGCACGAATAACCACAACACCACTTTTTTAAAATTCTTGCCGCTTTGATTGCTTGTTTTTCTGTTGGTTTCTTACTCATTTAATTCTCCTTTTTATTTCATTAACAAACATTTGCCACCAAGAAAGCTTAGGTTTCAAATGTCGTTTATGATGATAATAATTATAAACTTTCCTATACGGTCTATCTCGCATATGTTTGATTGTTAATTTGAAAATGAAAAATCTAAACGACGAGAATTTCACAAACATGTATTTGCCTTTGGTACGTATGCGATAGCTACTGTACTTAGCTTCGTGGTACACCAAAGGCATATGCAATGCGGTTCTCAAATTCAACAAACTAATTGTAACAACAGACTCAAACCATGTCCAAGACAAACTGATTGGGATCAGTGAGTCTAAAGATCTAACTTTTAGTTTCATTCTGATAGCTCCTCTTTGCTTTTGAAATAATTTCTAATGGTTTGATGGATTTTTTTTTGTAATTCCATATCATCGAAATTATCTTTATCGCCGTAAGTTTCGCAAACAGTTTGCCTATTCTTTTTATTATCAAGAAAAACTTTTGATCCGCCACAATCGTAAATATAAAAATTCAAGTTTTCAAATTTATACAAATCTTTCATTCTATAATCTCCTTTAGATCTTCCAATGTAGTTAAGATCTTGAACTTATGCGGTCCTACCCAAGCTGTTATCTCAATTTGATCTGACAGATAATCGCCTTTGATTTGATACAGTTCGACTATCGAAAACGGTAACAATTTCCCACAAGTTGTTTTCATGTGGACATATTTTGGGATTTCGATTTGGCCTATGTTTTTCATAAATACTTTCCTCCTATGGATAAAAAAACTATTAACAATATCTTTTGATAACCCGGTAAGCTTTCGGATTGCTTTCCAGGATCTAGGTAAAACAACTCCCGGATGGTTCGCGCACCAACGTACCAAAGCTGAATAAGTTCTGCGATGATAACCAGTACTACATCCGGGAGTCAAAATCAAACCAGCACGGTTCAGCCAACGACGGATTGTCCGAGATGATGTTGAAAAGTGTTTAGCCAAAACGTTACAGTTTCGACCAGACTTGTAATACATCTCGACTAACTGTGAAATAGTTAATCTGTTGGTTTCTAAAAAATTCTTTCTGGACATTTTATTGTTGGTCCTTTTTGCTTTTAATAAGTTTAGGTAAATCTTTTTTAGTTATTCCAAAATGCTTTTCTCCGCACTTCATACAGAACCATAAACCGCACTGCAAACATCTATACAAATCAACCATTCCTATTTTTCTTTTGCAGTCAGGACATGTTACTTTAATTGCGTAAAATGTACTTAAAGATAGTTGTTTTTTAATTTCTGTAAGTTGTGAAGATAATGTTTGCAATATCTTTTCCTGTTCTTCTTCTGTGAGCTCATCTTTCATTTCTTGTCTTCCTCCCAGCCCATGAGTTTGCTTTTACGTTTGATAGCATCGATGACCAAATTAGCAGTCCATGCGTTTTCAATACGTTGAATAAAACCTTGGATGTCCCAGGATTTAAAACTAGACACTGTTGCTGCTCCAACAAGTGCGCTGATTAACGCAATGCTGCCAGTAAAAAACTTGAACATATCTACAGTCAAAACATCAGGATTTAGCTGTTGATAAATAATATAAAACAATTGAATAACTAACAACAGTATACCTATGCATATTCCCGCAGCAATACAATACAAGCCGCGTTTTCCCCAGGTTTCTTTTTTGTTAAAGTTTAGCATTGTTTATTTCTCCTTTCGACTGCTGCAATAGTATCATGGATAGCTCCACCGTGACAGAACATACCAAGGCGTTCGAGTTTAAAGTTCCGTGTTTTCCCCATCACATTCGAGTTGTAACCGAATGTAATAACAATACCATTTTCAGTTAACATTGTAGGCAACAAGTCAAGTACAATATTGAATCTCGAACGTTTATGACCATCATAAAACTTCATGCTTTTCCTTTCCGAATACGGAGGATCGAGCACAACTGCATCAAAAACGCCGCCAAATTGAATGAAATATCTGCAAAAATCAACAGCATCATAGTGATAATCAGCAGGCATTTCTTTGTTGCTGTCGTTTCTGATTTCGTTTATGTTTAATTTTGTACATCCGGCATATAAATTTAAAGTTAATTTCCCCTTGCACAAATACTCTACCCACAAACGTATGTCTTTAGATTTAAATGTATATTTGTTTATTGGTGTTTTAAAGTAATCTACAGGTACATTTACTTTCATTGTTTACTCCTCCTTATAACCTTTCCAATGATACTCTTCGTCTCCGTTTGTTGAAGTCCAGGCTTTTTGTTTGCCATCGCGGATGATATGAACTTCCCCAGAACCCACAAGTTCATTGATTGCCTGATTGAGTTCTTGTGCTAATATACCTCGAGATGCAAATGCCATTTGGATTGCTCGACGTTTTATTTTTCCGCGTTTGCGGATGTACTTCCGTACAGAATCTACCTTTTTTGCGACCTCACCGAAGCCCAAAGTTCCAGTTGTGTCTTTAGCATCTTGCTGAACAGACTTAATTAGCTTTAACGCATCTTTGTAATCTCTGGGTTCAATCTCATCACCAGGTTCATAGCGCTGAATGCGTAACAGCAACGCAAGTTTCAGTACATGAGTACCGTCCCGTTCTCGTCCGGGTTGCATAGATCCGTTTTTATGTTTCTCCGCAAAGTTTTTATACCAGCGTTCATGGAGAGTTCTGACTTCATCGGATAGTGTATATTCTCCTCGAGCAGTTGCAGCAATCCAGGCTAAACGTTCTTGTAAGTCTTCGGGACTCGGGCCTCCTTCAACAGTATATGGTTGTGCATAGAATCTAGTCGGTACATCAGAACTAACAAGCAAGATACGCGATAAAAATCCCTGACCGAACGCTTCTTCAGGTACAGATGCCTCCATTCCTTCTTGAGTTGTAGCCGCAAAAAAAGTCATATAGATGTCTCTGAGCTGTTGTTTTTTTCTCGAAATCGTATACGAGTTATCAGCATCTTTGCAGTCGTATAAGTCTGTTAGCTTTTGAACTGTTCCCATGTTGTAGTTTTTTTTACCCAAAAATGTAGCCAGCTCAGAAATAATCACCGTAACATTAGAACCATGATCTACTTCAGTAAGTACTCCATCAAGATCCCGAACGTTTTTTGTTGTAGGTTTCAGAAGCTGATACAAAGCCTCTGGGGTAGCAGAACCTAGTATGATGTTTCTGATTTTTTTCTTCTCGCGTATAACTGGGTCAGCAATCTTCTCGTGGAACTTCATTAAAATATTCTGTGTTCCCCAGTTCATAGCACTGGACTTGGCGCAAAACGCAGGAGGAGCAATGATAAACACAAATAAATTGGGATACAAACTCAACGGTCCCCAGTCCAGTTCAACATCGCGCTTGAGTACGGACGAAAGCAAAAACAGCGCAGTCCAGGCACAGAATTTTGTCGGCGTTAAAAACCCACGAGTAGCTAAAACAAAGTCAGTTACAAACCCTGCTTGTGGAAGGTTCTTGTCCCAAGCTTCTGCTTCCCAGAACTTGCAGACAGATTTTTCTTTAAACGGTTTAGGTGGTAACATGAACTAACCTCGCTTTGAAAGTAGTTATTTTTTCTTTTAAACCAAGATAGCTACCTGTAAAACAAATAACTCTGTCGTCAATAAGAACATCGAAAACAGCTTTATGATTACATATACCAACAGATGCAATACCATCAACTATTTTGTTTCTTACAAACTTCTCCCAGAAAGGCATAACACGAAAACTAAATTCACACACCCATGAATAATCACTACAGTTATTTTTATTCGTAGGATCAGGAAAACAGTACAGCTTTTTAAAATGTTTAAAAATTTGCCTCTTCGATCTGGTTGATAAGATAAATACTGTGTGACCTTCTTCCAAAAGTTCTCTTACCAACAAAATCCACTGATAAGAAATAGGATCATATATTGATCCGTCTTTCCATCCTTTACTATATTTATGTATTACTCCATCAAAATCAAAAGCTATTGTCATTGTTCTACCTCCTTTTCGGTTCAACATGATTAATATCTTCAAGAGTTTGCATAGTTCCAGAGCCTTCTTCAAATTCACACATGCATAAGTTCGCAATGTCTACAAGTAATTCAGAATTGCCAGAACCTTCGTATGCTTTCAATCTACGATATATACTTAATATTCTATTGTATTCTAATTTGTCCGGATCATTTAAAGCTCCATAACGATAATATCCAACAGCCATACGATTACGCATAAGCTTTTCAAAGGTCTTTGACCAGTTCGATTTGATTTCAGTTTGTTTCATGTTCATTTCTAATCCTCCTGTTTTCCAGAGCCACAGGTTGCGTAGAAAAAAAGCTCTGTTCATTCTGTTATAATCCACGAGTACGGTAATGTTGTAATCCAATCACAAAACTCGCGCCAGTGTTTGAGTTTATGATTTTTCCGTTGATGATAGATTCCACGTAAAGCCTGGTATGAAGCTACAACAAAACGTTGTTGCAAAAACCCCTCCGGCAATCTGCGTTTCAGCTCAATCAATGCATCAGGGTTTGTGAGATCTCTGTATTCATCGATAAGTACATTTAATGTATTGAGTGTAAGATCTCCGATGTTGTTTTCGTCAAAGTCAGATGCTGTTAAACTTCGCTTGTAGATTGTATGCATTGTAGATTCCGAACCTTTTTCAACACCAACTCGGTAGGTATCGAACTCTTGCCACCAAAATCTCGGTGCATTTACTGTAAACCATGCGAAGATTTGTCTGATACATTTACAATGTGAACTACCGGCTTTTACAAGACGTCGTAGAAGTTCTTGATCAGCATCGCCTATTGTAGGTCCGTATGTATCGGATTTTTCATACGACTTCATTGCGGCTCGTGCTGATAAGATTGCAGGTAAAAACCCCTGTACATCTAATGTTATTATTTCCATTATTTTATCTCCTTTGATAATTCAATAACTCTTTTCACATTACTTTGATACATCAAATTTTTTTTATGTGATTTAAACGGTTTATTTTTTTTTGTTAATAATGGTCCATAATACACGCATTCTGATTCATCATATTTTGACATACGTATCTTTATTTCTTCAATTAGTATTCGTTGGTAATGATCTTCTATGATTTGCCCTATCTTATAGGGATTATTCGACAAAGCGTACGTTGTATAAACTTTGTCTTTTTTTGTTATGTATTCTACTTCAATATTTTTGATTTTGGTTTGTAGTTCGTCTTTGTTCATTATTTAATCTCCTTTGATAATTCATGACTTTCTGGAATAATAGAATACCATCTAACTTCCAATAATGGTATATGTCTATTTTGACCGTTTGTTAATCTCATCCACAAAAGAGATTTCCCAAATCTAACTTCATTACATTCAAAACTTTCCATGTACCCATCAAACCATCTTACATTTACATTTATTTCTTTCTTCATTATTTTATCTCCTTTAATTCACCGAAGCTAAACCCGCAAGAAATATCTACAGGAAAAGAAACCATCTGTCCGTAGATGTCTACAGGTTTTTCCATTTCAGTTTTGATAAGTTTAATCAAATCGGTTTTCTCGTCAGGCCAGGCTTCAAACAAAAGCTGATCGTAGATTTGTAAAATCATCTGTGACTTGCATCCCCATTTTTCCATTGCGTCTTCAATACGTATCATAGCACGGTTGATAACATGCGCAATGAGTCCTTGAATTGGAGTATTGATCGCTTGTTTTTTTATGTCAGCATCAGAACCGTATAAGGTTCTAACAAATCCCATAGGTGTTGAGGTTTTACGCTCGGTTAAAGCAATACGCTGCTGTTCGTCAATCCACGCACGTTGAATCGGATGGGCCTTGAAATACGCAGTATTGATTGCGGTGAAATCCGACAAGGTCATCTTGATATCCGGACATTCGATCAGGATCTTTTCAAAAATCTCCCTGTCCGAACCACCATACTGTATGCAACCAAACTGGTACGTTTTCATTACCGCACGTTTTTGATCCCAATCCGGATCATCGGGAGTAATACCAAAAACAGCTTTGGTGTTGATGTCATGGATGTTCAGGTTCTTTTCGACAACTTCAATTAACATAGGATCTTTGGTGACATACGCTAGGGCAATGAACTCTGCGTTTTTGTAGTCTGCCGAAACAAACTCAAACCCAGGTTCCGGAACAAATGCATCACGTAAAGACTTATCACGTTTTTTCGGCAGTGTTCCCAAGTTTGGTTTTGAAAACGCTGGCCGACCAGTAGTAGTGCCGATTAAGTTTATACTGCAATGAATCCGGCCATCACGACGGATCCATGAACTCAGTCCGGAATAATTTGAAATCAACGTGGCGATTCTGGTATGTTCAGTATACAAACTCAACCAAGCAAGTACAGAATTTATCTGCTTAATTTCGGTTTGGAACGTTGTGTTGTTTTTGTTTTTCAATTGCGCTATAGTTTTGAGTCGTTTGTTTAGATGATTTCGGTATGACATCAGATTTTGTTCATCAGTCTTTTGGTCTTTGGTTGTTTTTGTTTTACGTCCCTTAAATCCGTGTGGAATATATAACGGTTTGGTCTGTGATACTTTCACTTGTTCGATTAAATCTTGATGACACTTTGCTTTGAATGCTTTTAAAGCTTGTTTAGGTTTGTTTGCTTTGTTGAGTTCAGCGATTTTCAATTCTCTAGCACGAAGCTTTGCTTTTGCAGTTACAAACTTCGATTCTTCAGAAGCAAACAAAAACAATCTAAGATCCGCAGCAGAAGCAAAGTTGAAACCGGCCGGGAGGTTACCAGTAGATCGTAATTTGATTTCAAGTTCATCTAAAATAGTTTGTTTTTTAGCAACCCACGCTCGGAGCTTCTTTTTGTCCAGTCTAATCCCACGTAACATCATGCGCACAAAAGGTTTAATGACTTTCAATCGTTCGTTATAATATAAATCTTCTAAACCAAGTTCTTTCAGATCTTCAAGTAAAGCTGGCAAAGCACGGAACAAAATCGTACAGTCGTCAAGGTTGTATGTGCGTAATTCCTCATCCGAAAGATTTATTGTAGAAACTTTTTTGTTCTTTAACGTACCCTTGTGATATGCGACATCCGCACATGTCGAGCCAATAAAACCTAAATTATGCGGGAGTTCCGGATTGATGACGTGGTGCAAAATCATTATATCGTGCATGATGTTGTCAAAATTCACCGAAATCCCTCGGTTTTCCAGTACAAATGTATCAAATGCAGCATTTTGAAACAACAATGGATGTGTTGTAAGCAGATGTGAAAGTTTGTCTTTCGTTGATTGCAAGTTATCACCAAGCACATCGACTCCGTATTGAGACAAAAACGGCACACAAGCAGCATTATATGTGTTGTTTGCAAGACCTGTACATATTATATCTGCTGTTGACTGATCAAAACCTCCACTACCTTTGTTTGTTGTTTCAATGTCTACAGCTAACGGTGATCCATGTGGGAATAAACCAAGCACGTCCGGATTGTTTGTGATCTGATACTGTTTTTTTGGATACACTTCACGACCGCCATCAGAGATACGTTTGATTTTGGCTCCGTCGGCAGCCCAAACCGCGAACGTTTGTGGGTTGTGCTGGTTGTAACCCAAATACGACGGATGAAATGTAGGAATCACAACCAACTTTAAACCATGTCCGGAGTAATCGTATACACTACCACGGGTTTGTAAGATCCCATCAGAGTCCGGAAAAAATACCTTCAACGCAGTATCACCGAGCACTGCTATGGTTTTGCATTGTGCTGTAACGTATGTAAGTTCTTCCCAAAAACCATCAGAGCAACATTGCATTGCTGTTTGTGCGTCACAGGATAGCAAGTCGTTTGCTTTCCGACGAGTATCCGGAGGTTTACAACCGAGCACGTTCATGACATAGCATTGATGTCGAGCAATTCCAGATTGTGCAAGCCAAACGTTCAAGAACTTCCCGGCCATGCCAACAAACGGACGACCTTCCAAAGCTTCTGATCGTCCCGGAGCTTCGCCAACAAGCACGATCTTGGGATTTTCTGGACCCTCGCCAGCCACACGGCGGGAAGTACATAACGGACAGGTAGAGCATTTCGATTTCTTACGGGTATATCTCATTTTGTGCGCTCCCCCTCTCTTCGTGATTTCCAGTTTGAAAAATCAATATCACAACTCGCGCAGGGTTCTCTGTCCATATCTAATCGGGTATACTTACAATTAAAACAATGGATTTCCTTTTGTTTTGTTTTATCTAATGGCATATTGTCTTTCATTTACTTACCCCCTGCCAGATAGTTATGCATAGCAACACCAAACCAATCCCCCCAGTAATTATATTGGTTTGTTCAAGACGTTTGATTTCAAGTTTGTATGCAGCAGAAAGTTCACGGTAGTATTTTAAATCTGACAAAGCTAACAGTACATCTGTGAAATCTTGTTCGGTTAAAAAATATCCGTTAACACCGTTGTATGTAATTTGAATAGGTTCAGCATGTAATCTAACTGTTATTATACAAAGCAAACTAACAGCTATCAATGATAGTATTTTCCACAAATTATTTTCATTCATCCCGGTTCTCCTTCCAGTCTTTTCTTGCGCTGTTAAACAAATCGATCTTTTCGTCTGGTTTTGCGGTTTTAATTTGTTTTTCCCTGGTAGTTCGCTGTTTGTTGAGTTCTTTTTTGATCTTAGGTAAATCGGAGTTGTTGAATCTTGAAAATGTCTTTTTTAACCAAGACAAAACTTTGATTCCTCCAAAACCAATCAAACCAAGACCTGCTATGGTTGTTATAACTTGTAGTATGTCCATTAGATTTCCTCCTCCTGTTTAATTTGTTCGTCAATGTATTCCAACCAGCATTCTTGACAAGTACGAGTACTGCATAAAGGTTGCGGATCTGGGCAACCACAATTAGTTCCTGTAACACGATCGCGTTCGATCAACCAATCAAATGCCCTAGCTTTTCGTTCAATCTGTACTAAATCATTTATGTCGTTTAAAATATCGTTATTGTTTGTTTCGTTTTCCATTATTTACCTCCATGGATTTTTTCTGCAAACATTGATTCTCCAGGCATCAAAACATTCCAGATTAGTTTTGATCGCTTGAAGAAATCAACAACTACCGAATCAGTAAAGCTTGATAAATCAAGATACAGAAACGGTACTTTCGGTTCAGTGATAATTGCCGGTTCGACATGCGTTTGCGGGGTATACCAAAGTTGTTGGACCTGAAATGGAACCCATTTAGTCCCGGTTAGTTTGATAACCAAATGATCAACCATACTGTACCATGATCGGTAGCCAAAATCTGCTGGCATTTCAGCAATAATAACATGATGTTGATCACGAAGCGGTTTCAACAAACCTATCATTGTTGAATCTGTCGGAAGCTTTGAGCCGGTGATCAGAACATCTGGCTTGAGTTTCCGAGCAACGCTTGAACCATGCCCGCGTAAATCGAACAAAGCCCCCGCGATTTGATCAGTAGATAACTTCGGTGCGTTGATGTCGATATGGTATATCGGTGATCCTGCCAAAAGCCCTTGTTTGATGTTGGTATATGTGATTGTTATTGGTTTGCTCATTGTGCAGGATCCTCTTTACGTGTTGCATTTAGATATGTGGCTTTTTCTTTCTGCAACACAGACATTGCCATTTCGATCATGCCTAATATTTCTACATTAGTACCTGTTATATTTGTAGATATACCAATTTTATTATGGCCTTCTTTAAGTTCGATTAATAATTTCATTTTACTTCCTCCTTTGGTTGGGCTGGTAAATACCACCAGTATTTTGCTTTTTGCGGGAAATCAGAATCGTCGGTCCATCGATTTATACGATGATCGAAAAAACCTATTTCCCAACATTTGTCTAGACCAAGGACTAAAACATCAATACTCCGATAATGAGAGATGTCTGAATCTGGTGGTATTTCAGAAGCTAAATGTGGTGTGTTGTATTTTGCTTCGGATACAACCAATGGCAAATTTAACAACTCATCGATTTGGTCTTCGTCCTCAGGTTTTATATCACAATTATCGACAATACAATCGATATCACTGCGATCAAAATCGTTAATTAGTTCTGTTAAAAACCCCAAATATTTATTCTTTAATTCGTCAGTCAATTTTTCCTCCATTTTAGTTTGGTAATAAAAACAAAAAGAGAGAAGGAAGTTGAACTCCTTCCTTCTTCTCTCTTACCAGATTAACCTTTACACTGCTGCAAAAAATTTTATGATCCGTGTATCAGAAACACCGTCTTTAGTTTTTGTTTTCAATGTAATTCCAGTGGTTTTCCCAACTATATCGTCGGTATCGAAGTCATCCGGATTGATGTTAAATGCCTGGCCAATCCTGTATAAATCCGTTTTGCGCTGCTTTTTCATCCATGCTTCATCAGCTCCTTCTACGTCTGTCGAAAACCAGAACATTGCGCCCTCACCGGCCCACTCTTGATCATCTGGTCCGTCAATTATGTCCATTAAAATTGTATAACCGTTACCGTTTGCAGATTCTTTCACCTCACGAACTGTCGCTGTGAAATTCCCGTTTAACTCAACAGGCGCATAATCTTTCATTGTTGGTACATTTACTCTAGCCATTTAAGGCCTCCTTAAAAAAATAATATTATTTTGAACAAAGCAACGCTTTGTTTTTGAAACTAAATTGGTTTAAGTTTTTTGCTATTCTACTTTTTTCCAGTTTGTTACAACAATTGTTTTTTCAACCTGCTGCACTTCTGGAGCATCCTGAGCTTCATATTCGTTTTCCTGGTTTTCTGTTAAACCTTGTTCCCAATAAATTGAATAAAACTTGTTATCGATTTTGACTATTGTCGTATTGGTTCTTGACCATCGCCGGTCTTCACCTACGATTTCGTCAACACCTTCACCGGCCCATTCGCGGACTTCTTCTTTTGTAAAATGTCTTGTCATAATTTTTATCTCCTTCCTATTTAAAATTTTTCGGATTAAAAATCTCATCATACGTTGGATTAACAATCTGCAATGGTCCAATGTAACCACGGATTTTTGCCGGAAAATTATTAACCGTCGTGACATTGACGGCCACTTTTCCGTTTGGTAAACGTTCTGAGTACAACTGCGCATCAAAATGTCTGCCTACTTCTTGACGGAACGAGCCAATGCACATGGGCATTCCAGCGATTCGACCAGACAGATCGTCTTTGTCTTTCTGGACCATAGCAGTGACATATATGTGCATCGGAAGCGCATCGATCAAAGTAAACAAGCTTTGTAATTTTGATTGTAGAACCCCATATTCGTCCCAGACTGGTTTGGCTTTTGTTGGATCTTTTTGCCGATCGATTGTCGGATCCCATAAACATTCGTCCATCAAAAATTGCGCTAATGTAGTCAATCCGTCGATCATAAGCGTTTTGTAACCTTCGGGATTAGTAACTAAACTTTCGAGCAAATTATAAAGGACTCTAAACAACGGGATTCGTTTTGTTTTATCCGGTGTGCTGATCTCGTGTTGATGAAAAGTATACACCATTGGATCGATTCCTGGCGGCAATCCACGCAAGCTTCCGTCAACGTCAATGATCACTGCTTTACCGGAACGCATTCCTGGACAAGTACCGCCTAGATACGTTTTACCGGTTCCGGTTTCACCGTAGACTATAATTTTATCTCGGTTTGCTGTCGGAAGTGACGACAGTTTTCGCGGAGTTCTCAAGTAACTCGGCGGGGGTGTTGGTGATGGCTTTGGTTGATTAGTTTGATTCATTTTAAATTTTTCTCCTTCAATGCTGGTTGTGGATATTTACTATTCCAATGTGCTATTGCAAGTGCAATAACTTGTCGCGAACGTAATGAACCACCCGCGAGCGAACAATAGTGGTTTATTATGTTCAGTTCTGCTTCAAGAGAATAAGTTAACTCTTGATTTGGTGTTGCTTCGAGCATACACAATGCTGTTTTTATATAAGCTCGCATTTTATTTAACCTCCTTTGATTTATAATATGCTTGCATTGTCATTTAAATTCCTCCTTTAGTTTATATCCTAGCGGCATTCCGGATGCCTCGTGGGTAATACGACAGATTTCCTGGTAGTCACATTTGAAATTCGAGCCTTCAGTACAGCTAAAACACCGCGGATAGGACTCCTCTGGTGCATCGGATTTCAACTTGTAACTGATCTCATTGCACCAGTAACGCAGGTACTCTTCAAACCAAAGCAGATCTGAAGTCGAACGGTATATTGGTGCTCTTCGTTCGATACGATGTACTCCACCGCGGGAGTAGAAAATCTCCGGAATAACTTCATGTAAATCGGTGTTGAATTTGCGATTCCAACCCCAAAGATACCCGGTAACTTGATCTGTTTGTGTGAGATTTCCTGCCACAGCATCCAGCGAATAACCAGTAGTTTTTATTTCAAACAAAATATGTTTGTTTGTGATACGATCAAAAAGCACACGATCGGGTTTGATTAAAAACTCAAAACCATCGACGTCTACACCGAGCATTTGATCGATCAGAACAGCCGATGAGTTTCGGTCTTCTGGATGGATTTCTTCAAACCATTTTTGAAATAATTTGAACCCTCGGTTGATCAGATCAGTATCAGTCAAACCTTCAAGAACTACAGTTGAGTCGTAAAGATTATATAAATCTTGTTCTGGATCTACCGTGATCGCTCCGGTCACAGCATGGAGTACTCTGCCCCAGGCTTGCTTTTGATTCGTTTCAGTTGGTATCCAGCGTTTCACATACCGAAACCAGAATGCGCGTTGGCATTTCTGGTAAGTCGTTAACATCGAATACCCACCACGTGGAATAAACGGTTGATCAGATTGGGTTTGATTTTGATTCATTTTATTCTTCCTCCTCGTAGTGAGCTTCTTGATGTAATTTGATCGCTGTTCTCCAACGGCAAATACAATCTTCTAAATCTTCAATATTCTCTTCGTTATCGAAAGCATCACCAGTGAAAATACAAGAGTCAAGTTGGTTAAGTAGATCAATGAAATTTTTGTCAGCCATTATTTTTCCTCCTCGTACGTAATCATTACTCCACAGTTAATAATTTCAATATGTGGTTTTTTATCACCAACTAAATGCACAGTAAAATGAGATTTGTAAAAATATTCAGTTTCTTTGCTGTGATCTAATATAGAAATTACATCATTTTCACCTACAACAAAACAATATTTATCGTACACATCAAGGCTTTCTATAGTCTGTTTAGCCATTAGTTTGCTCCTTTAGTTCAGCATCGATTTCGTCTCTGATATACCTGAGATCTTCAGGATCTGTTATGTTCCATTCTTTAATTGTTTCTCCACCTCCCCATGGCTTAGGTCCGGCAACTCTAAAATCATTGATTCTAAGACTATTACCTGCAACACCACTGCAATATTTTATGGTCATTATTCTTCCTCCTGGTCTGGTTGATCTAAACAATTCATATCAACGTCATCTGGTGTAATTAAAATCCCGTTGATTTTCGGAGATCTCCACATAAGTACGTTGTCTTTAGTTTCGATACCCCATAGGTCCAGGACAACTTGTGGTATTGTAATTCGTCCGCCTTTTGCGCCCTGAGCTTGAATTGAATAACTTCCTTTGCCAACTTTGAACCAGGTTTTTGGTATTTTACTTGGCATTTGTATCTCCTATTATATTTTCTATTCGTTTGTTTGACCATTTGTCCGAAAATCTACAATCTCCACATGGTGATGCTGGATATGCCATTCTACCATCGCAATTAGAACAGATTTTAAGTGCTTGTACTATTTCTTCGACTTGTTGTTTTGTGTATGTTCTATTTCGCATTCGCTTGCTCCTCTCGTGCAATAATGTCTTCAGGTTGCAGAATAATCTGCGGTGGATCAACAGTGTTGATTATAGTTCCTTTGCTGGAATCGTAATAAACCGTATCACCAACACTGATTGTAATTTCAACATCCGGACCTAACGCAATGACCTTAGCTCTAGTTAGTTCTGTCGCCATTGGTTCCATTATAAATATAGGTATATCTTTTGTTAGTTCAGATCGTTCAACTATGATACTTTTGCCTATAGGTTCGATATAAAGTGCTTTGTTTTGTTCACTCATTAGTTTTCTTTTCCTCCTTTAATAATTCCGGATTTTCATGAATGTTACCGATTACTGTATGTACACCATCATGAAGTAAATCAAAGTCTCCTAACTTATTCGTAGCAACAAATTGCGCGTTTTTTTGAAAAAGCACAACAGAATTTATGTACCCTCCCTCGACTTTTACTATATCGCCCTCGTAAATTTCTTTTCCGTTTTTGTCTTTAAGCCCGGTGTATTGTCCTAAAGTTTCTGGGTCTATTTTATCTCTACGATAAATCTCAGTAGCTTCTTTTCCATATTCCGAGAGCATTGAAAAGATGCATACCTCCCCCGATTCATAAAAAACCGGGGTTCCGTATCTCCATTGATCTCCATAAATAGGTCTTTCATCTTTAGCTAATTTGCCTCTAAACTTTATCTTTCGCATTTTTCCTCCTTTATGTTTTGGTTTATTTCCAGCAGAATTTCTGCCGGATAGTTAACTTGAAAAGCCCTGGTAGTTGACTGTGACGTACCAATCAAATAAAACGTTGCGGGAACATCGTCAGCAATACGAATACAGATTATCGGCATGTCGACCCATTGACCCTCAGCAATTACTGCAACTGCTCCATGCGGCAGACATAAGCTTGAGATCTTCCGAACTTTAACTGGTTCAATACGAAAACTGATCAACCATCGACCTAAAGTAAATAGAAACTCCCGGATTCTGATTTTAATTTTGTTCATTGATCAGCTCCTTTATTGCTTTATTGGTCCAGTTTGGTAATTTGTTTCCTTTGCGTGTACAGTTGACACATCTCACGTAATCTTCAAGTGTTTCACGTGGGTTAATATAACCATAATCACAATTATCACAACACTTAAGCAAATTTATTATTTTCTCGACTGTTTCATTCATTGTTTATTCTCCTTTCAAAATTAAATTTCTTCTCTGAACCCAGTCAGGGGTGTAAAATAAAACATCTTAAGGAGAAACTTTAGAAGCTTTTCCCTGACCAGGTCGAGAGAAGAGGCAAGCAACGCTATGCCTCGACTCATCTCAAGAGTAAAACAAAAAGTCAAACAACTTGGGGATAGCAGGATTTGAACCTGCAAGGTGTTGGTCGGGTTGTCCCTTGCCGTCATAAGTCTCGTTATCATCACGAACAACTTAGCGGGCGACTCACCACAGCCATTACAAACTGTCTAATGCCGAATTCAGGTACGGTTTCAAGCCGTCCTGGTCATTGGTTTGATCCAACTATCGACAATGCGTTTACCAATTTCGCCATATCCCCATAAAATGGCAAGTGACCGGATTTGAACCGGCGCTTCCCGAATCACCATCAGAGCTCTACCGCTGAGCTACACTTGCCATTGCAGATTTACGCTTTGAATCCGCACAATGTACGGGATTAAAGCTCATCTTCTTCCTTATATCATTTCCAAAAAGGAAATATTTTCCATGCGATATGACTTTTGCTCCATTTCATTCCTACCCATAGGCCGTCCTTGTTAATAAAAACAATCGGAAGCCATATATTATCATCGAGAAATTCTCTGATTATCAGAAATGAAGAAATTAAACTAAGCCAGATAAAAATTATTATTGTCATGTTTTTTCCTTTCTTTCATGTAATTTTGCAATAACCTTCATTGCTGA